TGACGCAAACACTCCGGAGCCGAGTACGTGGGTGTGCCTTGCGGAGATGGTCGAGTACAATCCGACGCTGGCGATACGGTCTTGCGGGTATTTCATTGAAAAGCGGGACGGGTATTTGCTGATGGCGGGCGATCGGAGCGACGGGAGCGAGTTCAAGGAAGTGGTGAACCGGGCGTTCTTCATTCCGTTGGGCTGCATTCGGGGTGTGCGGAAGATGGTTACGGCGTGAGGCTGATGGCGAAGGGCGCGGTTTACGACCTGACGCACGGGAAATTGCCGGAGAACCGCGAGGAGCTTGCGGCCCTCGTCCGGAAGGAATTGCCGCTGCTCTTTGTCAAACTGAACAGCGCACAGGACCGTTTCATACGGGTTAAGAATGCGGCGGGGAGGACTCCGAAACGGCGCATCTTCGAGGCGGGCAATAAAGTCGGGAAAAGCTGGGCGGGGGTTTGTGAGGATTTGGCACATCTCCAGGGTTTCCGCCCGTGGCTACTGCCGGAAGACCCGGATTATAGGATCGACATCAAGATTCCGAACATCGGCATGATCGGGTGCGAGACTTACAAGCATTCCGTGGCCGAGAAGATAGAACCAATGCTCCGGTGGCTCACCCCTCCCACCTGCCAGCCGGTTTTCAAACCCGGCCCCACCGGAGTATTGAATGTCTTGACGCTGCCGTATGACTGCAAGGGCGGGAAATGCGGGAGCAAATTATACATACGGTCTTACGATGAACAACCGGAATCCTTTGAAGGCATTGATTTTGATTTCATTCATTGGGACGAGCCGCCGCCGAGGGCGATTTACCTGGCTGCGGAGCGTGGCAAGGTGGTTACGAATGCCCCGTCGTGGTTCACGATGACGCCCCTGAAGGAGCCTTGGATCTTCGATGACCTGAGCCAGAGGGCGGCGATCCATGCCTGATTTCTTCGAGAAGCAATACATTTCCGACGAGCTTGACGAGGAGATCGCCGTCATCCGGGGCGAGATATGGGAGAATTGCCGGGACTGGTGCTTCAAGTGCGACCTGGTGGTGCCGGAGAACGACCGGGAGCGGGTGAAGGCGCGTTGCCCCAAGTGCAGCCGGATCATGGGGTTCATCCCCAAGGCCGGGATTGACGAGTATCTGAAGACGCTGCCGCCGGAGGAGCGGGAGGCCCGCGAGAAGGGCATCTGGCATCACCTGAGCGGCCTTGTTTACAAGGAGCTGGACCGGACGAAGCACCTCTACGATGACTTCCGCATCCCGAAGGACTGGATGAAGATCGAGGGGGTTGACCCGCACGATGCGCGGGGGACGTGCTGGCTGTTCGCGGCGGTGGCCCCAGAGGAGATCGAGATTCAGGGTCGCGTCCGGCATCGCATTTACGTTTTCGACTATCTCTATTCGCACGACAGCATTCAGGACATCACGCGGCAGGTTCAGGCGGTGCGGGCCATGCACGGCTACAAGGAGGCGGCGTTCGTCATTCTGGACGCGAAGTACGGGACGAGAACGTCCATCGGGTCCACGGACGACGAGAAGCGGACGTGGCAGAGCGAACTTGAGCGGGAGGGCATTCGGCACATTCGCCTGTCCCATTCGTCCCCCGGCGACGTTGAGTTGGGCCACAAGCTGGTGCGGGAGTACCTGAAAGACCATTACTCGAAGGTCACACAGGTGGCGAAACCCGGCCTTGTTATGGCGAAGAAGTCCTGTTCCGGGTTCAATTCCCCGATTCAGTACATGTTCAATTACCAGTACGACGACAAGAGCCACAAGCCGAAAGAGGAGTTCAAGGACTGGCCGGATACGATCAGGTATCTCTGCCTTGAGCAGCCCTTGTATCGCAGCCCCGTCGAGGAGGCGAACGTGGTGGACCTGATTCAGGGTCGCATGGACCATGCCATCAAACTTCGCAGGAGAGCCGTCAATGGCTAAGGAATCCGAAGTTCAGACGTTGCAGTTGATCTTGAGGCACTTGAAGGGGATCGTGAGTGCGCTTGAGAAATACCTGGAGCAATTAAAGAATGAAGCCGTCCGATAAAGACATTGCGAAGCTGAAATGGCTCCTGGAGCGTCTGCGGATTGCGGAGGACTACTGCCGCCCGTATTTCGACCGGGCCAAGCGGCATTACCGCCTTTACCGCTTCGGGTCCGCCATCGACGACGAGAACTGGCCCTATGTGAACCGTGTGCGGACGCGGGACATCCTCGCCTTCATCGAGGATCAGACCGCCCTGATGGTGCAGACCCTTTTCGGTCAGGAACCGTTTTTCGCCATCGACGCGAGGCGCATGACGGAATTTGACCGGGCGGTGGGTCTGGACCCGAATAAAATCGCCAAGCAGATGGAGGTCATCCTCCAGAACCAGATTGCCGACGAGGACACGGAGTTCTTCGAGGAGATCGTGGATTTCTTCAAGGGCGGCGGCATTCACGGGAATTCCTACGCGGGCGTTTACCCGCGCTTCGATTCGGCTTCGGGGAAATACATCGGCCCGCTGATCAAGGCCGTTGACTTCTGGGACGTGCTGCCGATTCCGGGGGCGCGGCGGATGTCGAAGGCCAAGGGCGTTTTCGTTCGGGAGTTCCTGGCGAAAGAGGAGGCCATGAAGTTCGCCAAGGAGAAGGGGCTTCCCGACGCGGAGCGGGCCTTGCACGGGTTTTTTGAGGGCGTCGAGCGCAAGTGGCACGAAGACCTGCTTTCCGAGGTCGGCATCAAGAATTACAACCCGGACGACGACGACGTGGAAACCATCCACTATTTCAGCGGGGGCCACGTCATCACGTTCATGAACCGGGCCGTCATCATCCGCGACTCGCAGGAGCCGATGCAGAACAGGCTGGGTCAGGCGCAGGTGGTCAAGCCGTTCCCGTTCGATCAGCCCATCGTGCAGTACAAGTACATGCCGGTCCCGCTGGAGTTCTTCGGGATGGGGATTCCGGAAATTCTGGAGACGCTTCAGGAGGACAAGAACCTGATCCGGTCGGCGCGGCGGGACAACATCGACCTCGTCATCAACAAGGTTCTCAGGGCGAAGGCCGGGGCGGACATCAATTACGACCTCCTGAAATACTACGCCGGGGCCATCTGGCCGCTGGAGAACCTGAACGACATCGAACCGCTCGATCAGGCGGACGTGACGCAGTCCTCCTACATGGAGGAGGAGCGGGTGGCGTCCGACATGGAGAACGCGCTTTCGTTCTTCGGGTATGCGCGGGGGCAGACGCCCACGCACGAGGAGCGTCCCACGACGGTCATGCGCCTTCAGCAGGCGTCCCTGAACCGTCTCGACCTGAACGTGAAGCTGACCGAGTTCACGGTTCTCAGGAACATCGCCACGCGCATCCTCCTGTTGACCCGCCGGTACATGCCGCAGCAGGACTACGAGGCGATCCTGGGCGAGAAGGACGCGGGCTTCTACCGGATGAGCGAGGAGCAGGTGCGGCGGTATTTCATCGCCCGCCCGGTGGGGTCAAGCGTCACGCACGTCAAGGAATTGCGGCAGCAGCAGGCGGCAAGCGGGATGCAGACCCTCTTGCAGTTGGCGCAGGTTGCCCCGACGAGCGCGGAGCCATTCAAGATCAACTGGTATCAGGCGGGCAAGAGCGTGTTCGACGCGCTCGACATCAAGAACGCGGATCAGATTTTGATGAAGCTCCAGCCGCAGGAAATCGCCGTTTTGCAGCAGCAGCAGGAGCAGGCCAAGCAGAAGATGATTGCCGAGCAGTTGC